TCAACGAAAACCATCAGTGCGTATCTTCACATGGATTCCCTGAAATCCTCTGGCATTTTTTCCGTTCTCCGCCGGAATATTTGTGGAATATTTGATACCATACAGCTTTTCACTGTCCTTTAAATATCCGGAGAAACTTTTTGCTCCCATTGGTTTTTCTGTATTGTCCTCACACCATCGGCAATATGCGATATACAATGATTTTGAAGTAGCTGTTGTATTGTTTTCCAACCGGATATATCCTTCGGATTTCATAAAAGCGATAACGTTATTTCCATTCTCCATTGCTTCTGAAAGATTTCTTTTTGCTTTGTCACTAACTGAAAACTTATAATTATTTTTCAGGAGTCTACGCAATCCCTGCAGACACCAGAGAAAAATATCATTCACTTCACGCTGTAACTTCTCGATCAGATACGGATCATCCACTCTCTCCGGCGGAATATCTTTTGTTGTCAGAATCAACTGCCTTCTGTAAAATCCATAAGAACGATCATGTAATGCACTTAAACTTCCGTTTCCCAGACACAAGAACCTGACGTACAACATTCCCTGAACACTTTGTTTCGATTTCCTTTCCAAATCCATCTTATCTTCCAGCGTAACAATGGACTTAATATAATTTGTATCTTTCAACGCTTCCATCTTCATATCATCATCCACCATCAACAATTTGTGTTCTAAATCCGCTCTGGCGAACCGATTATGCTCCACCTTCTGAATACTGCTACTGTTCATATTGGAACCGAGAATACCACGCATAATCAATCCCACACGAGATTTCCCTTCGCCCCCTTTCCCCAGAATCAGCAACAGCTTCTGTGCTTTATTGGATGGAATCAGACAATATCCCATATACTCCTGCAAGGTTACAATGTCATCTTCTTCTAAAAGTTCCGATAAAAATCGCAGCCATTTCTCCGGTGCAGGTTCTTTTTCCTGATAGATAACCGGAAGTCGGTTCAGACAAAATTCCTTTGATTCTACAAATCTTCCATCGAGAAAAAGTGTTCCATTCTTCACATGAATCCTGTCCTGTTGTATCGGGAGTTCCTCCGAATACGCCTCCAGCTTCAATACATCCAGTAATTGCTTTACCTTTTTTGAAATACCTTTTGTAATTTCAGGTTTTATCATTCTGTAAATCTCTTTTTCGACTTCCGCATCCATCATCAATCCGTCCAATCCAAAAAGCTCTCCATTGATACATTTCAGCGGAATCTTCTGCAAAAAATATTCGCAAAATGCCACCTCATCTATCTGTCCGTCATCACACCAATTCACAAGCATTGCTGGTTCTGAGCTGACTTCCATCTTGCTGACTGCCTCTTCCATTTTCTTCATGGTTCCTTCGTCTAAATTGTTCCATTCGTTTCTCAAGCTGCTTCACTTCCTCTCCTTTGTCTGACAGAAAATCTATTCTGTCACGTAGTTCTCCCTCTAACAAAATATCCAAATAGTAATTGACTGTTGTGAGTTGTTTACAGGCTTCTGTAAATCTGTCATCCCATGCTTCGTCAAATGATTGCGGTGCATATCTGACCTTCCAATCTTCCAGCAAATGCAGATAATCTGATAAAATCCGAATACAAAATTGCTCCCATTTTTCAAATTCACGGGTCAGTTGAAATGCATTTTTTTTCGGAATAGCCTGTTTCTTAAATTTCTTTTTTTCTTTGTTATCCTGTTTCTCTAATACAATCTGAAAATCTTCCGCAAGCTTTCTTGCTGCCTCATAAGGTGTGATTCCAAACATTTTACTTGTAAAAGAAATCACATCTCCTTTTTCACCACAGGCAAAACAGTAAAAAACTTTATCCACTTTCATGCTCGGATGCCTGTCATGATGAAAAGGACAGCAAGCCATTCCATTCCGGTTGATTTTTAAGCCATATACTTCAGCTGCCTGTCTCGTGCTAACATTTTCTTTTACCTGTTGAAAAATATTCATCTGTCTCCTTAAAATTTTCTGTTGAGTTCCCTTAGAGCCTTTGATATACTGAATTTGCGAGATAGAGTTTTCAAAAGCTCTGAGAATTTGTCCTTGTTTTATGCAGGGACTTTTTCTTTTGTCAGTTCATAATTGAAATATCCGGTTTCTTCCCAGACCTTTCTGTCTGAGCAGTAATAGCTGTACGCATTGGATTGTTCCATTTTCATAGCAACCCCAAATTTAAGAATCCCCTGCTGTATTCCCAACCGAATATAATGTGCATCTTTTCCGATTGCCTTTGCGATCTCCGCAATCGGAACATTTCTTCCGCTAAACGGCGGTAATTCTACATATAATTTCTTTTCCATCCATTGTCCTCCTTCTGTAAAAGTTCCGGCAGACTTATCCCCAATGCCTCTGCAATTCTGTATGCCACTTGTGGAGAACAGCTCTTTCCCGCTTTGATACAGGAAATAGTCTGTCTTGACACATGGCTTTCTTCTGCCAGTTTTTTGATTGTCCAGTTTCTTTCTCCCATTAAAATCTGCATTTTCAGTACATCTATTTTCATCACATCACCTCTTTTACTTTCTTTTATGCATTTTGGGTTCGCATTTTATTATATGCACTTTGTTTTCATATGTCAATACATATAAGCAGAAATATGCACTTGTAATTCGCATTTATTTGTGCTATGATGATTTCGAGGTGAATCAGTGATGAATAATGAGAATAATCAAAACAAACAAATTGGACTCAGAATCCGAACCGCAAGAAAAGAAAAAGGCTTAAATCAAACAGAACTTGCCAATCTCTTAGACAAATCACTTCGCACAATCCAAAAATATGAAAGTGGAGAAATCGAAGTATCCATTGCCACGATTAATGCGATTGCAAAAGTTCTGGACTGCCCATCAACCTATCTCATAGGTTATGAGTTGGAAAGAAAACCTCTTTCCAATCTCGCAGATGTACTGCAATTTTTCTTCCAGTTAGATATGATTCGGGAAATTGGTTTTGACATTGATGTAAAACGCCCGCCACACTATGACGGCTGGCAGTGTTCTATTACTTTTGATGGTAAAGACATGTCTACAGAGCTGAACCAGAGCTTATGCTTATTTCTTGAAGATTTCAAAAACATAAGAGAAGAATATAAGGTATATCAGAGAAGTTTTGAATCCTATCAGGAATGGCAGGATAAAACACTGGCTTATTATTCCAGTGTCGATCTCTCCGATAAAAAGATTGAAGAACTCTCTGACACAGAACGAATAAAAAGATTTAATGCTATTATGAACGAGCGGTACGGTAAGAAAGAGTCCTAATTTTTAAGGAGGATTTTTAGAATATGAAATTACCGAACGGCTACGGAAGTGTAGTAAAACTATCTGGAAAAAGAAGAAAGCCTTGGATGGTTCGCAAAACCACCGGCTATCACATTGATCCTGTAAAGGAAAAGAAAGTAAATGAGTATATCATTATCGGATATGCCGCCACTAAAACAGAGGGATTACAAATGCTGGCTGACTACAATCGGAATCCTTATGATACGAAAGCTGCCAAAATGACTTTTGATGAAGTGTATGAAGAATGGTCAAAGAAAAAATTTCCTACAGTATCCGAAAGTAATATCAAAGGATACAAGGCATCTTACAAAACATGTGGTATTCTTTACAACCGAGTTTTCAAGGATTTAAAACTGGCAGACTTACAACAGATTATTGACACCTGCGGAAAGAATTTTCCCACATTGAAGAAAATTAAAATTCTGTTCAATCAGTTATATGAATTTGCATTAAAGAATGACATCTGCAACAAAGACTATTCTACTTTCGTAGAGATTGCCCAGTATAAAGACCGCAATCCAAACAAACACACACGTACAAAATTCACAAAAGAAGAAGTCGCAAAAGTCTGGACAATGAAAGAGGACAAATACTATCAGATCATTCTTATGTTGCTCTATAATGGCACACGTATTTCCGAATTTCTTGATTTGAAGAAAGAAAATGTGCATTTGGAAGAACAGTATTTTGATGTAATTGACAGTAAAACAGAAAACGGAATCCGAAAAGTTCCGATTGCTGATAAGCTCCTGCCTTACTATAAAGACTGGTATAATTCTTGTCCTGATTGCGAATATCTTCTTCATACAGAGGATGGCAAAAGATTTCTTTATCGCAATTACTATGACAGCTATTGGACTCCTCTTGTGGAACAGATTGGAATTGACCGTACACCACATTGTACCCGGCATACCTGTATTTCCATGTTATCGGAAGCTGGTGTTCAGGATACAACAATCAAAAAAATTGTGGGGCACTCCGGTGCTATGACTTTGACAGAAAAAGTTTATACTCACTTAGATATGCAGGTTCTTGTAGACGCAATCAACAAAACCTTAGAAAATGAGGACAGCGTAACTGCCGATACAAAATCTGCATAACAAAAAGGACACTCTCCAGTGTCTATCACCGAAAAGTGTCCTATATTTTTTAGATATTTTTGTTGCAAACGTGTTGCAAATGCGTTGCGAACTGAGTAAATTCCACCGCTTTTCACCACATCTGACAACTCCACAAACCCTTGTAAAACAAGGATTTGAACGTAAATCCGAGTTCCGAAGATTATCTCGTTTGTAACTGAAATTAACGTTTGCATAACTCCGAACGCCTATTTTTCGGCTTTTTTGATGCATTTGTAAGTTACGTGGCAGTTACCGCTACTTTCTTTCCCGTTTCCTTAATACTACATCATGCACATACAATAAAACAACTAATTCCGGCAGCTTTTAATTTTTTCTCTGTCTTCTCTGCGTTTTTGCGATCTGTATAAGCTCCCGCCTGTACTTTGTAAAGCCCGTTAATCATTCTTACAAATACGTCCTTATGCCCGGTCTTTTTGATTTTCTCCGCCATAAGGTCAGCTCCTTCTTTTCTCCTATATGCTCCCGCCTGGACTCTGTAATACTTCTTGTCCTCTGCTCCCAGGTCGTCGGTATTTGTATTCTTCGTATCGTAGTTGTACAGTTCGTATGTTTCGATAAGCTCGATAAGTTTCTTTGCGTATTCCGGGTCTGATGCATACCCAGCAGCAGCTACCGCGTTACAAGCTTCTTTGTAATCTGTTTCCCCGATTACCTTCGCATATCTCTTATACTTCTTTAAAAATGCGCTGTGGTCTTTTACGGAATCTTCCCAGGTGTCATATGCTCTAAACTCTGCTTCTACCTGTACTTTCTTTCCATCTTCGTATTCCGTTGTTTTTCTTGTTAAAGTCTTACCCTTCCAGTCCTTTGTAGCCTTAATTCCAAAAAGTGCATTACCTGTCTTTGTCAGCTCTGATTTTCCCCAGGCGCTTTCTAAAATTGCCTGTGCTGTCGTTAAGCTTGCCGCTACTCCGCTGTTCTTCATATCGGCGGACGCAATAGCGCCCACCACTTCAATAAAATTCTTCTGTTCTGCGTTCATGTTCCTTATCCCCCTACACTGCCTGTAAGCTCGATACAGCTACCCAGCTTGTAATATCCTTAAGTCGTGCTTCCTGTACTCCGTTGTTTACCTGGATTTTATCTACTGTATGTTTCTTCCCGCCGCGCTGAGCTGCCGGAACTGTCTTACCGCGTGCCGATGATAAGCCACCGTATACCGCGCCGTCTTTAATTGTTACGGTACTTCCTACTGTAATACCTTTGCTTCCCTGGTTTCCGCTGTTCCCGCTTTTCTTAAGCCCGAACTGCTCCGCGATTGCTGTAGCCACTGCTGCCGCGATCTGGTCTTTTTTCGCTGTATAAATCTGCATATCGTCTTTGTCGTCGATAAAGCATACTTCCAGTAATGCCGAAGACGTACCGCTTGCTTTTGCTCTCGCGATCACACGCCAGTTTGTCCGCTTTACGCCCCTGTTCTTAAGTCCCAGCGCTGCGATTTTCTCTACAATCTTTGTTTCTACACCTACTGTCTTCTCTGCTGTTGTTACATAGATTTCCGTACCTGTAGTCTTCCCATTCCCGGCAAGGTCATTTACACAAGAATTAAAATGTACTTCCAGTACATAGTCATAATCTCCAAATTTTACCTGGCAGCAACCTTTACCCAGGTCTTTAAAAGCGTTCCTGTTCGTCGGGTATAAGTCAACCTGTGCATAGTTCCCCAGTGTTTCCTTAATCTTCTGTACCATTACTACGGTTTCTGTTGCTTCTACTCCAAATTTTGAGCTTGCGCCCGGGTCGCCGTCCCCGTGTCCGCTGATAAGTAAAATCTTCATACAATTACGCCCCCGTTACAATCTTTCTCATAATATCGTTTTCCGTGTCCTCTTCCGTAACTGTTACTGTATTGTAAACGTAATCATACAAACTTGTATTACTTTCCAGCATTTTTCTAAAATCTTCTAACGCCTGGTCTAATAATTTGTCGTACTGTTCTTCCGTGATAAAAAGCGTAACAATCGGGAATCTTTCTACCAGCCATTCCCATACCATAGATCGCTTAATGCGTCCTGTTTTGCTTTTTAATTCCTTTTCTGCTTCTGTTACCATGTAAAGCAGTGCTACTTTTACTTTTTCAAGCTGCTGCTTCGGTGTCAGCTTCATAAATCTAAGGATTGCATACACGGTAAGCAGCCCCAGGATAAGAAGGATAAAAAAGTATACCCAGTTTTCAAGAATCATTTTTACAGTTTCCATAGTTTCGCACCTCTAAAAATTCTGTATTTCTGTCGGTTCTAACGCTTCATCTATGATTGTATCTGTTTTATCTTTCATCTTCTGTATGATTCTCTCTTTTGTTTCTTCCGCCTGGTTCTCTTCCCCCAGGTCTATAAGCTTTTTAATCATTCCAAGTTGTATCTTAATTCCATTTTCAAGCTGTACCGCTTTCAGATACCACACTACAGCGGCAGCGAATACACCGCCAGCCGTCGGAATGATATAGGCAAACACATCTGTAGGCTTTTCGTTCCAAGCGAACACTAAAGCTACTAAACAAGCGCATACAAATAGTACACCAGTCCACATTACAACCTTTTTCTTAAATTCTTTTTTACTCTTTTTCCTGTTCATGCTTCTGCCAGCCTTCCAGGTCTTTTATACGGTTGTTCTCTACTGATATTTTTTCAAATACCACTTTTGAATCTGCTTCTAATTTGTATACCCTTTCCGCTACGTTGTTGTGTTTATCTAATTTCTTTTCGATATAGTCTAATCTTGTACGCATTACGCCGTAAATCACGCCGATAGACACGCCATAGACTACAAGCTGTACTAACAGCCCTATCCAAAATTCGTTACTCAAAAATACTAACCTTTCCTATACAGAAGACATTTTTATTAAGTCTTCCTTTCCTTCTTCTATGTCTTGTATCATCGTTAGTATAATATTGTCTTCTTCCTCTATCGCCCGGTATTGTTCCAGCTCTAACAGTAGTCTTTTATTTACCTCTGTCAAATCTGTAATTACACTGGCTTGTACTTCAATCATTTGTAAAAGATAATCACTCATTTACTTTATCCCTTATCTGCTGTTTCTCTTCTTCCGCAAGGTTTTCGTAGCTCTCTAAAATCTCTTCCAGGTCTTCGCCACGCTGCACCTTAATTTTTACACCGCGTACAATAATTTTAAGTTTCGCGCCCGCCAGCATTAAATAGCACCCCCTAAAATATCCGCCATAGTTTCTACAAGCTCGTCCGTTGTTTCTACCAGTCCGTCGGTTGTCTCTTTGAGATCATCGTACTTCTCTTCTGCTGTCTTCTCTCCCGCTTTTTCTGCTGCAATTCTCCGGGCTTCCTCAATCCATTTAGCCAGGCTTCCGTTAATACGTGCTTCCAGCTTTGCAGTTTCACGGGTGCAAAACTCAATCAGTGTAAAACGGTAGTGTTTCGGTTTTTCTTCCGTCTCTTCTACTGTCTCTACGTCTGTCTTAAGCTGTACGCGCACACGCCCCGCCTGTCTCCCAACGATAGCCGCCCCGGTCAGTACTTCCTCTTCTGTCTCTACGCCTTCTCTGATTCTTACCGCTTCCATTGCTTATTTTCTCCTTTGCGCTTTTTACGGTATCATCAAAATACTTTACTTTCAGTCCCCAGGAATCCGTATTTTTTATCCAGCCGTAATAGCTTATTACGCTTCTTGCATCGTGTCCGTTAAGTATCTGCTTCTTTCGTACCTTCCGTATTCTCCGTGTTATTCTTAAGCATATACTGGAACGTAAGGTAGTACAGTCCCGGTAGAATCTATAGCCTATAAAGTCTATTGGTCTGTTCCCCAACTTCCCTTTATCATTGGTTGCGTGTACCTGTAATTTACTCTTTATATGTAAGCCTATTCGTGATAGCGCATCACGGATACAGGCTACAAACTGCCGTAACTTCTTTTTATTACTACTAAATAATAACATATCGTCCATATATCTAAAATAGTATTTTATCTTGAAAATGTGTTTTATTACAAAGTCTACGGGTGTCAGCATGATATTAGCGAACCAATGCCCGAACGGTGTACCTATCGGTATTCCTCTTTTCCCCGCTGCTGTTTCCTTTACCCAGTAAACGTCTATACACATAAACAGTAATTCAAGCAGTCTTTTGTCTTTAAACATTTTGATAAGCCGGAACTTTAAAAAGCAATGTAGAATATTATCATAGCATTTTCTAATATCCAGGGCTTCCCAGTACTTCGTATGCTTTACATTCTTATACTTCTTTCCCTTCCTGTTCTTCCTGGCTATTGCTCTTTCAATCTTCCTTTTGCAATATATCCCGCCTTTTCCCTTTATACTTGCGCACGAATACATATACATTCTTCGCATTAGAATAGGCTCGATGATCTGCAATACTGCCCGCTGTACAATCTTATCAACCATACAGGGCTTAGCGATCACTCGTTTTTTATGCCGCACACCGTCGTATATTTCTTTTCTTCTCAGCTTCCGCGGCTTATATCTACCTTCTATCAGAAGTGCCTGTATCATTTTCGTGTATTTGTCGATATCCCCTAAATACTTTTCTTTCTGTTGCTTTGCATTTGTCTTTTCGTTTTTCTTTGATTTTGTGGCGTTCGGGCTACTGCATACTGCCTTAATCGCCGTTTTAATGTTTTCATATTCGTAGATTTTTTCGTAGATTCCACCAACTCTTTTAGGTAGTATCTCTTGTTTCTTTAACTTTGGTTTCTTATTTACTGGCTTATCCATATACTACCCTTTCTTAAATGCTTATTCGGAATACGCCCGAAGGCATACCGCCCTGTAAATAGCGGCTTCCGGGTCTTCCCCTAATAGTTCCTTGCCAGTCGCTTATTTTTACCAGTCCTTCGCCGTGTCGGTTACTCTGGTAAGGTCACAGCTTGCGCCGTGTTTAGATAGTGTGCAATAATTCATATTTTCCATTGTAAGCATTAAGAAGCACCCCGCCGATGTTCCAGTTCGCGTTACCGCTACCGTTGTTCGCGTTCACGTAAGGCAAGCCCGCGTTAGCTCCGTTGTTCGCGTTACCGAAGACATACAAGACGTACCAGGCGGCTTACACACTAAATCCCTTTTATGTATTTTCTCTATCCTTTCATGTTTTCTATCTCCTTCCCGCCGTTTCTTTTGGGTAGTATATCATTTCATTTTGCAAATTCAATACTTTCCCCCTTTCCTTCCATTTTCCTGGAAATCTTTAGGTATTAGGGGGCTGCCCGCCCCCGTTACACCCCCGGTCTTACTGGCGTTTTTTAAGAAGCACCCCGCCGATGTTCCAGTACGCGAAACCGCTACCGTAGTACGCGAGCACGTAAGGCAAGCCCGCGTTAGCTCCGTTGTACGCGCAACCGAAGACAAACAAGACGCACCAGGCGGCATTGTTGTTACTCCATAAGTACGCCCCGTTTCCTTTGCCAACCGAAGAACCGCCCAGCTTTTCACACCACATTTCTAACGGGTGTTCCGGGTCGAATCCTTCTAAAAGCTGCCAGCCGGACGTTGTAGGAAATGCGAAGCTTAATGCCTTATAATTCGGGTCTGTATCTCCTACGTTATCTTTCGTCGCTGTGTTGTTGTAGCATACATATAATTTGTCCTGGTATCGGTTCACATTATCCACAAAAGCATACTGCCCGTTATGCTCATGCCCTAAAAGCAGCATAGCGTGCTTACCGTCATTCGCCAAGCATCCGTCTTTCATCCCCAGGCTATCGGTTGTTCCCGATATATTGGCACAATGACTAATAATATTACCTACTGCAATATTTACCGGGTCGCCGTCAAAATAGATCGCTTTCCCCGTTACGCTTCCGCTGCTGTAGTCTTCCACTCTTGTAATTAGTCTCTGCTTCGCTACCTGTGCTCCGCCCAGGCTCGTACCAATTTCCACAGCATTTCCTACCAGGTATTCGTTGGCTGCTGTCGCAAGTGCGATAACAATACGGTTTGTACTCTGTTCCGCTACTAAAGCCTTGTCCTGGTCTGTGTATCTCAAATAGTAATAGCCCTTACATACTTTTTCCTGGGTATTAAGGCTTGCGTATTTCACAAGTACCAGCATACTATACGCCCAGTAGCTTGTACTATCCATGCTGTAGTATCCTTCTCCGGCTGCTTTTGATCGTGCACGTACCGTAGCTCTATTTATTCTGCAATCCGGGTGCTTTCCGCTCATGGATACGTGCTTACTTCCCATAAGCGAAGACGGGTAGCGTCCCCACTCCCACGGCTCTATATATACCGCTCCATCAAATGCTCCGGCGGAAATCTGTACATATTCGTATGTATCGTCTCGCCAGCGTTTGAGATAATATCCCGTATACTCTGTAAGTACCATGTACTTCGTTGGGTCGTACCCCGGTTCTCCGATATACGGCGGCTTTCTTTTTTGTAAGCAACAAAGTACTGTGTCCTCTCGCTTGTTGATTCTTCCGTTTAACTGCTTCTTGGTCTAGGAGTAAAGTCACTTTTGGCTAGTGCTGAAATGTTTTCTTCAATTAGTACAAATCACTTTGCTTTCTTGTCCTACAGTTCCTACTTTCTTCAACTGTTTTGACGGGTCTTAATTATTCTGCACTCACTCTGTCTGTCCTTCCACAGCCTGACCGCCATGTCACTTATGAGCCGCCCTATCATTGCACCCGTTCTTTCCTGCTTGCTTTGTTGCTATGCGATAATTATATATCGCTTTACTACAATTTGTCAACACTTTTTATTTATATTTTTGTTGCTTTGCGATATTTATTGTGATATAGTTAAATTACTTCATAGAAAGGGGGTCTTATTTAGTGAACGAACGTCTAAAGCAGCTCAGAAAAGAGTTGAACATGAAGCAAGGCGACTTTGCTACTGCTCTATCCATTTCACAAGGGCATTTGTCAGACATTGAAAATAACCGCAAGGAAGTATCTGATAGAGTTATTAGTATTTGTTCTCTGAAATTCAACGTAAATGAAGACTGGTTAAGAACTGGTAACGGGGAAATGTTTAACAAAATGTCCGAAGATGAAGAACTGGACTTATATGTAGGTCGTATCTCCGGCGGTGCTGATGAATTTAAGAAGAACTTAATTAAGACGCTTTGTAAATTGTCAGAAGACGAATGGGACGTACTTAAGAAAATTATTTCAGAAATGAAATAAGGGATAGACGCTATTAACGCCTACCCCTTCAAGCCCAGGATATAAAAGTATATCTTTCTTAATAGTTTTTCTTCCTGGATAGTGTCTATAAGGTTGTGTAGCTTCTCACGCATTATAGTTAAGCCCCCTTCCTTTTGACAATATCCATTATATTCCTATTTTTTCTGCTCGTCCCGGATTTTAAAAACATTTCCATGATTGTGGAAATATTTACAAGAATACCAGGTATAAAACTGAGATATGATATACTATTTATATTCGGAATCGTACAGATCGCTCATACGGCAATCTAAGCCCTTGGCTATTTTTTCCAGGTTTGCCAGTGTTGGCGAAGTTTTACCATTTTCAATATTGTTTAAAGTGGACTTGCTTACGCCAGTCATTACGGCTACAGCTTCCAGCTTTAAGCCTTTGGCTGTACGCACTTCCCACAAATTTACTTTTAACATTATCCTACCTTCCTTTCAGCGTGATAGGATAATGTTATTATCGGCATCTAACTGCCGGAATCATTAAATTGAATACAGTATTAACTAAACCTTTGCAAATTAAAAAAGCCGTCCCGGGCTGCCACCCGAAACGGCTACGCGATACCTATAAACAAGGGCTTATAGATAAATCAAAACGCAATATGATTATACCATAAGCCCATATTTTTAAAAAGGGCTTATTTTTTATACCCTTTTTTAAGGAAGGTGTGATTATATGAAATTACCTAACGGCTTCGGAAGTGTTTACAAGCTCTCCGGCAACCGCCGTAACCCCTATGTAGCAAAGAAAACAAAAGGCTGGGATATCGACCCGAAAACCGGGAAGGCAAAACAGCTATATATAACAGTCGGCTATTATCCTACCAGGAAAGAAGCGCTTACCGCCCTGGCAGAATTTAACGCCAACCCTTACGATGTGAACGCCGCTAAAGTTACTTTTGCCGATGTATACGAACGTTGGAGTGACGAACATTACCCGACAGTTAGCGAATCTAACGTAAAAGGTTATAAGGCTTCCTGGAAACTCTGCGATAAAATCGCTTCTATGCGTTTTGTCGATGTTAAATTAGATCACTTGCAAATGATTGTTGATGAATCCGGGAAGAATACCCCGACGCTCAGAAAATTAAAGGTTATGCTTGGACTTATGTATAAGTATGCTGTTATACATGAAATCATACCGAAAGAAAGAAATATGGTTGAATATCTGAACATTAAAAACGCCGGAAATCCAAACGCATTAAATCGTGAACCGTTCAGTAAGGCGGAAGTATCCCGGATATGGGAAGCAAAGAGCGGAAATACCTATTATACTGTTATCCTTATGCTTATCTATTCCGGCTGCCGTGTGTCTGAGCTATTGGACTTGAAGAAGGAAGATGTTAATTTAGAAGAACGGTATTTTAATGTAGTAGCTGCTAAGACTGCTGCCGGAGTCCGTACTGTTCCGATAGCAGAAAAAGTTTACCCGTTCTTTGAATACTGGTACAGCCTTAACGACTGTGAATACTTATTAAGTACCCCGGAAGGCGAACACTTTAAGTACAGAAATTATTACGATTCTTACTGGAAGCCGCTACTTAATGCTGTAGGAATGAAGCACCGCCCGCATGATACCCGGCATACTTGCGTAAGTCTATTAACCGTAGCTGGCGTATCTGATAAAGTCATTAAAAAGATAGTCGGACATAAGGGACAAGGTGTTACAGAAATTGTGTATACACACTTTGAAATAGCAGAACTGATAGACGCGATCAACAAGATATAG